GGGATACCTTACACTCGGTATCTGGTTCCAACATGCTACGATTCGGATCTCAGTTGGTGGTGGGTTCCACCTTAATCGGTGGTCTCACTGCTGTCGGGCTGGCAGGCCTGAGCGTGCGTGCTACAATAGGTGTAGTGGAATTCAACCTCCGCTGTGCTAGAGTGGTGGGTGACATTATACGTGACCCATTTAATGCCCTCCCTTCGGCCCCTCTATTCCCCGGGCCCAGCGTTGAGGTTTTCGCTGAGGAGGTGAGGAAGGACCTCGAGCCGGAGCTTGAGGCTAAGGATTACCTCGTCATCCACGAGGAAAAAGAAATGGATGAGGAGGGGAAGAGCAAGGTGGTTAGGCAGAGGTCTACTGTCAACCGCCACAAGAAGGGCCGGTTTGTACACCGGCTAGTCTGTGATGGGAAAAACCACTTTGGTGGGACCCCTTCAGCTAGCCGGGCCAACGAGCTGGCAGTGATGAAGTATCTCGTGGGTAAGTGCCGCGAGCACCACTTAGTGGTGCAGCACACCCGCGAAGTCTGCTCTCTGGCGATGGCTGCCATTTTTACCCCGGACCACCATGAAGTAAACATGGTTAGGGAAATGAACAGCCACGCCGCCTACCGAAGAAGGGTAGCCCTTGCAGATGCCTCCAGAGTCCATAGCTGGCAGCAGGAGCTACTCCGCTCACCCCTGAGTTGGAACGCTTGGGGGAGGGCGTGGTGGATAGCCAACGGGCTTCCTGACAGGGAGCCTGTTCGGTTCACCAAATAGGGGGGTCTTTTCTGCCTCGAGGGTGTTGAAACAGGAGTCCGTAGGGGGACGCACCCACAGATGATCGAGGTAGAGAAAAACTCCCCCCCGAAACTTAGGAAACTCTTCGCCCAACGATTGGTTAGCAGTGGAGTTGAATACCGCGTGCATAACCACTCGTTTCAAAACCTAAGGCGAGGTCTGCTTGAGAGAGTTTTCTACGTGGAAGAAAACAAGCAGTTAGTGTCGTGTCCCTGTCCGGAAAAAGGGGCCTTTAAGGAGATGGGTTACCTACGAAAGCAGTTCGTTAGACTTACTCCCAAACATGCCAGGATCTCAGCAAAGGAATTTGTTGATTGCTATCATGGTAGGAAGAAGAGTGTCTACGAGTTTGCAGCCATGACCCTTTCTGAGAGGCCTTTGGACCGCAAGGATGCCAGCTTGAAGACGTTCATAAAGGCCGAGAAATTTTGCAAGGCCGACCCAGCTCCCCGGGTTATACAACCAAGAAGTCCGCGCTATAACGTTGAATTAGGCCGATATCTCAAGAAATTCGAACACACGGCCTACAGAACGCTGGACAAAATCTGGGGAGGAAAGACCGTAATGAAAGGGTACTCTGTAGATGAGATAGGGAAACATATCTCAGAGGCGTGGGATTCATTCCACTCTCCGGTTGCTGTCGGATTCGACATGAGCCGGTTCGACCAGCACGTTAGTGTGCCTGCGCTTCAATTCGAACACAGTTGTTACCTTGCCTGTTTTCCCGGAGATCAGCATTTGGCGGAACTCTTGAGCTGGCAGCTCAAGAATTCTGGTGTAGGGTTCGCGTCAAATGGAATGGTCAGATATAAGAAGGATGGGTGTAGAATGTCTGGAGACATGAACACTGCACTGGGAAACTGCCTATTGGCTTGCCTCATAACGAGGCACCTCATGAAGGACATAAATTGTCGACTCGTCAATAACGGGGATGACTGTGTATTGTTCTTGGACAAGAAGGACCTCCCATTCGTCGTGAGTAATTTAACGACGGGCTGGCGTAGGTTTGGGTTCAAGTGCATTGCAGAGGAGCCAGTATACGAGCTAGAGCACGTGAGGTTTTGCCAGATGGCCCCAGTGTATGATGGATCGCAATACGTCATGTTGCGTGATCCGTTTGTGTCCATGTCAAAAGATAGTTTCTCACTCACCCATTGGAACACCACAAAGAATGCCAAACAATGGATGAAATCCGTGGGCATCTGTGGTGAGAGGATTACAGGTGGGTTACCAGTTGTGCAAGAATACTACAGGAAGTACCAGGAAATTGCTGGAGACGTGAAGTTCTCTCATTCCCTAGAGATAACTTCATCAGGAACGTACAGGTTAGCCCAGAATTCTTCTCGGGCCTATGGTTCAGTTAGCGAGATGGCGCGTTTTAGTTTCTTCCTGGCGTTTGGAGTTATCCCAGATGCCCAGATTGCCTTAGAGAAACACATAAGAGACATGCCCGTCGCAGCTGAATTTGGGCCCGATGAAAGTCTGGCAGACCACACAATTGAATGGCTTCTAAAGTGATCGTTCCTGATTTGGGTAGTGATAATGAGATTGACGTGTCAGTGGGAGGACGTGGGAACAGGGGTAAACAGAAGGGTAAGATATCCGTCGCAAAGGACGCTGTCTCCAAACGGACATCTGATGGTGGTAATGGGGGTTCTTGGGTTGTTGTGGCTGAGACCGTTTCGGTCAATATACACTTCAACTTTTAGCATGCCCCCTCTGATAAACCTCCAGCACATATTGAATCTTACTTTGTTGTCCCTGATTCTAAGTTCTTTCATCTTGGCAGAGAGAGTAACGCACAATCACTACTCAAACGACAACAGCAAAGCGCAATACATACGGATCTCAACTGGGCAATAACATGGACGCCTACAAGAATGACCCAATAGTTAGGCAGGCAGTGGCAAAGGGAGTAGCTTGGGCGGCTAAGCTGAACACTAGAGGGTGGTCTTCATTGACAACCCAACAGAAGAAGGCTGCGCGCTCAGCTCTGTCTGTGATACAATCCCCAGCGGTGGTTGTACCTCGCAGAACCAGAGTACGAAACCCAGTACCCGCGGGCCTGAAATCAGGGAATGGCAAGGCAGGGAAAAGCTCAACTCTAACCCGATCGGAGTTTATCTGCAACGTATCGAGCACAACCGGGGTGACCCCGACTTTCCAATCATGGATTATAAATCCTAGGGAGGTCAAAAGTTTCCCACAATCTTCCGTCTGCTCGGTTGGCTACAACAAGTACAGGATCACGGACTTCAGGATTAGGTTTTCTACTTCCTGTTCCGACACTATGAATGGGAAGGTGGCCATTGGCTTCACTCCTGACTCTAGCGATCCGGTTCCTGTTGATAAGTCACAGCTGTACGGGATGCAGGTGTATGCCGACACTCCAGCAAAGGAGTCGGTCACCTTGAAGACGGCTGCAGATAACACGATTAGGTTCCTGCGGGATTCATCCAGCGATGATGCCAAGCTGGTGGATTATGGCCGCGTAGTTTTAGCCACATACGGTTTCGATAGCACAGCTCCATCAGTAATAGGAGAGCTGTTCTTCGAGTACACCGTAGTTTATCTCGACCCTACCTATGTCGTGGCTTTAACACAACATGGCACGTTGACCACCTCATCTGGCCCCCCATATGCTACCTTGACCACCACTGCCACTTCAACATCCATGGAATTAAACACCCATGGAAAGTGGCTAGTGGTTTGGGTCTCGGCAGACGAGGTGATCAACTCTCCGGTTATATCCGGGTCCGGGGCAAGCGGATCCGTAACTGTCGTTAGCGACGCACAGACTACTGTTGTTGCAGTGGTTACCGCAAACTTGCCAGGCGCCATCATTTCCAACACTTCAACCGCTGCCCCTTCGTCACTGGAGTGGTATGTATCTAGGCTATGAGAGGGCAGTCACCCTACCTTCTGCCAGAGGTTCCCGGAGGAGTAGTGATCCTTTGGGGGTGATTCATAGCTAGGAAAGGTCGGAGAGTTGGGAGGAGGCCAACTGGGGGAGGTGCTAGGAGCACCAGATGCAGCAGAGCAAAAATCCGGGTTTCATCGCCTGGTGCGGGCGCTCAATGCTGCTAACACGTTCCTGAAGGAAGAAAGGTTTCGGTCGATGGAGACCTTAACCCGCCC